GGTGCTTGGATAATAATCTTTTCCCAGCCTTCTATCATGCCCAACTTGCCGCGCATGATCCCGTCAGAGATAACTGCTGCCCATGTGCGCTTGATGAAGGGAGCAAAGAGTCTTTGCCGCTCTTTGAATCTGCGAGATGCTTTGCCGAGGATAAAGCGTTGCGAGGTGCCTGTCAGTTTCTCAGGGTTCCAGAGGAACTCGTAGGGTAAACCGAGTCCGACCGCAAACTCGCGGAGTAGAAATTCAAGGAACCCTGTAAAGGTGTTGCTGGGTCGGTTGCCTTGGAATGCGTTGAACTTTTCGCCTTTGCGAAGAACTGGGATTGCTCCTGACTGAATGTTAGTCAGATGCAGGTCAGAACCTGATGCGGCTCCTGCGGTCTCGGTGCTAATATCCCATGCGTCTGGATCGGCGTCTCCGTTTTCAGTTTCAAGGACTGCCGAGATCGAGGACAGGTTTTTGACTCCCGTCTTCTCAAATCCAAGAATGTCTTTTTTGTCGCGGATGTGTGCGAGTGCATGACGTAAAGCAGTAAGTCCTCGAACCTGTGAGCATCTCTCTGGGTCTGCCAGGAGCATCATTGTCGCGGCGTTTATCGTTCGGTAACCTTCGCCTTGGGTAACCGAGTACGCTGTCGGTGTTCCTGTTCGGTCAAGTCTGACACCATCGTGCCAGTTAGCTGCGGCGTCTTTTGGGTTGCGGATGCGGTGCGCTTCTAAAAGTTGAAGACAAATTTTGCCGGGTCGATTGGCGTAAACCACACCGATGTCACCATCTCGGTCGATTGCGATGCTTGCAAGTCGTTGCACATCTTCAAAACTGTGACGACCGTCAAGGGTTGCATAGGTTGACCAGTCAGCGAAATATTCTTCTGCCTCTCGGTTCCAATCTGGGTTGGTTGTGTTTGCCTGTGGTTTGAGAGGGAAGGAGTAGCGTGCTAGGTCGGTGATTGCACCTTTTACTATTCCGTCATTCTCAAACAGGTAGCGAGCAACAGACATGAGTTCGTGTCGTGTCCACTCGTTTGCGGTGTCGGATGCGTTGGCTACGTTGTGCCTGATTCGTGAGTAGAGTCTCCCGCCCGATATGCCATCATAATAGTCATGGAAACCATTTGCAGATGCAAAGGCTTTGTTGGTTGCGCGAACGGCTGGGCGAGAGACTTTTCCCACTTTCCCAGAAAAGAGCTTTTGTAGGAATTTCATGCGTTTCGAAAGTCAGGAGAAAAGCGGCGGATTGCCTTGCCTGTGACGTCACCAGTCTGGAGTTCGGACGAGTCGAGTGATCGCAGGGCGTAGTCGATTTCTTTGAGTTCGTCCTTCAGGTCGTCGATGCTCATCGAGTCCTTGCTTGTGGACTTGCCTGACATCGAGACAGATGCGATCCGCTTGCCTTGCCTAGCCTTTGTTAATTCGGCGAGTGTGTCGGTTCGCATACCGACTAGCGCATCGCGTGATAAACCCTTGTAGCAACCTGTGACCATGTTGCCAAAGGTTGCGTGTCTATCCGTTTGCGTCTCGACTACCCATGACGCCAGCGGCAAGGCTTGCCACGCAGATCATTAGTTCGCAGTCGCGAAGGTGGTCGTCCTTCCTGACTTTTTTCCATTCATGGGCAACTCTGCCTTTGGAGTCTGTGCGTTCGACGCGGATTTCTGCGGTCAACTGGTTGACGTAGTCTTGGTCAAGGTCAGCAGGTAAAGTCCAGCGACCGATCAGTCCGCCAGTCAGTTCTGCAAATATATCTTTGACGCTCGGGTTACTCCAACGCCATTGGGTCAGGAATTGTCTGCGTCCTCTAGTGCCAAGACCCACATCCATCCTTGCCGATGTCCATACTTGGCGAACCGTTTTGCCATCTTTCTGGTGCGCGTAGTTTTTCGATCCGTCTCCCATCATGGGTTTCCATCCGTTATTCAGACAGAACTTCATCACGGTCGCGGTATCATATCCGCAGTCAATTAAGCAGAATTTAGGGTGGACGTTGTAATCGTTAGCCACTTCGAGGAGTTGCGTCTCCGTGAAGACTCGACCGTATCCGACTAGTCGACTGTGTCCGCCATCTTTGGCGAATGAGCGAATGACGTAGTAGTAATGCTCTCCTCCTTTTGCCTGTTTGTCAGCGGCTAAGAACCGGAACTCCTCCTCGTCCCACTTGTCCGCCATCTCGTAATCCTCTTGTCGCTTGAGAATATCGATGTCGTCTTCCACTTGACCAAGTCGGTCTTGCCAAGGTTCGCCGAGTGATTCGTTGATGAAATCTTTTAGGGGTTGCACATCTGCATTACGAAGAGCCGACTGCGCTTCAATCCATTCCTCCACCAGATCGCGCCAGCGTACCCATGTCGGAAGCAAAGCGTTCCAATGAAAGCTTTTTCGGTGCTGCGGTGCGTTGGGGTTGAGTGCGTGAAAGCGTCCTCGGTTCACAATGTGGTGCCGAACTGCTGGCGTGTCTTCCATACGGTGTTGGCAATGTGGACACTTGTAGGCAATCGTTTCGGCGACCGCATCCATATTGAGAAGTCCATCTTTGTCGCGGACGTTTTCGCCTTGGTCGAAAGATAGATCACCCCATTCCATTTTGATCGGTTCCTTGCACTCTATGCAGGGGAAGTGCCAGACTTGCTGGTCTCCTGCTAGGTATGCGCGATGGACTGCATCGTTCTCGGTGTCGGGTGTTGAAACAATAACTCTGCGAGCGTTCCAATAGGCGCGGGTGCGCTTGAGTGCCATCTCCAAAGCACCTTCTGGATAGTTCCGAACCTCATCCAGAAAAAGCCAGCGCACAGGCTTGGACTGTAGACGACTCGGTGAACTGGAACCTGTGACGATCAGACTGGCATTGTGTAAAGTCACCTCCAGTTTGTTGACTGCGCGGCGGTCGCTTTCGATCTGATCCTTAAACAGTCCGCAGTTTTTGATCGTGGGGATCAGTCTAGTCTTCATCAAATAGGCAGCTTCGTCTCCTGTGCTAGTCACCCACATCGTCGGCGCGGGCTCCTCGGACAATGCCCACATGAGCAAACAGATCATAGACTGAGTCTTCGCCGACTGTGCTGAGCACATGATCGATATGTCGGTCACGTTATTATCTGGGAAGGTGTCAAAGATGTCTCGCACCCAAGGAGACAACGAAGACTTCCAGAGTCCTTGGAAGGGAGATGTCGGGTCAACTCTTACGTGATCCTCTGCCCACTTCCAGACAGGTCGACGGTCTGCTGGTTTACAGGCGGCGCGTGCAAACTGTTCAACTATCTCCACGTAGTCGGGCGTTGCGGTTGAGTCGGTTCACAATTCTTGCTGCCCATGCCCGTCCTGGATCCCCTCCCCATAAAGCCCAAGCAATTCTTCCGGCTGATGGATAACCTTCTTCACCTCGGTTGTAGCCTTTACCTTTTTTGTCAGATTCGTGGCGGGTAAAATAGTTGTTCATCCTGCGGACTGTTTCCTCTGACAGGTTTCGTCGGTTGGCTATGTCTCTTGCTCTGGCGACTCCGACTTCTGTACCTCCGCGTCCATACTGTCGTCTCCACTTCAGTCCGCGCTCGGCTTCTGCTGCCATTGTCTCTGTAGGTTTATAACTCTCCGCCATCGGTCGTTGGGTCTGCTTGGTTGTTCAACATTTCGTTCAGCGCATGATTCTCGCGCTCTAAGTGCAGCATACGGTCGTGTAGGTACTCCATTCGTGAGACCATTTGATCGAATCCTGTCTTTAGGATTTGCTTAGCTGAATAGGTAGATGGTGGGTCGGTCTGCTCGATGTCGTGGTGCATTTTCTTTCCTTGTGGCTTACGTGTCCTTCATTGTTGAAAGCGTAGTGCGACGAGAGTCGCTTGATCTGTCCGCGCCTTGCCCAGAACTTCCAGACTGCTTCCTCGATGTCGCTCATGTTGGCAGAGTATAGAGGTTGCCGAGGTGGAGGTTCGTGGATGTCGATGTGGTTCATGTGTTGAAGATTTCCCAGTTGTTGAGGTAGGGCTGCATTTTGCTTCGACTGTTTCGCACATGGGTAAAGAACTTGAGTGATGCGCCGCCTATAATTTTGGGGTCGTTAGGTAACAAGTACCAAGCATCGTGAGGTTGGATGTAGCACGCCAGTACATCAAAGTGTTCTGGTTTGAGTTCACCTCCTGCGCCTTTTTTGACAGCGATTCGGTAGTGCTTGGACGCTGCACTTTTGTCTGCGACCGAGGTGGACTTGATCTGGACTCGGTAGGTTTTGCAGTTCTCGGCATTGTACACAATTGCGTCCAGAGCAAGGTGGTCACCGTTGGGTGCGTTGAATGGGTGGTAACCTCTTTTTGCCGCCTCTGCTCGAAATATCATTTCAACAGTTCCGCCGAAGTGTTTGGCGTTAAAGGGTGTCTGACTAACCATCTGTCCAGTCGCTTTCGTGTAGTTCGCGGAAGGCTTCGTCTATGCCGTCTTTTAGAAGTTGCTCTGCTTCTGCAATCGTTGCGCCGACTGCTTGAGGTGCCAGGGTGGCAGGTAGTCCGTAAAGTACTCGGCGAAGGTTGCTGACCATCCTACTGACCTGCTTGGCAATTTCGTCTTTGTCGTAGTAGTTGCCTTGAAGGACTCCGATCTGGATTTCCAGCTTTCGGTTCTGGAGAAGGATTTGCTCGATTTGCGCTTCCTGTTTGCTCGGCATATCGCCAGCACCTCGACCCTCTTTTCCGTTTCTGACCATCCACTCCTTTGTCGCCAGTATGTCCCAGCGTCCATTTGAGGTTGGTGAGGGGAATCCGACTTCTTTCCTCCATGCGTGGATAGTGTCCCGACAGACTCCAACAGCCTTAGCCAGCTCAACTTGATTTTTGGCATATTTGGCACCTTCAAGGTCTCTCAGAAGCTTCTTTTGCTCCTTCTGAAGTTTCTTTTGCTCCTCGCTCATAAGGTGCGGCGTCTAGTGTAGGACTGGTTTTTTGTTAACATTCGTGAAAACTTGGCTATTGGCGACCC